AAAAGGGCAAGTTTTAGCATCATTGAATCCAGTTTTCGTCTAATTTTTTGAAACCGAAACGCTCGTATTTTAAGTCGGGAGAACTAGGCATCTTGCCAATCGTAAAGAATTTAATCCGACCAGACTGTTTTAAATCGTTACCATAATCTATATACCGTTTAAGCAACTTGTAACCCACGGATGTATTACGATATTCAGGCTTAACATACCACGCCAATTCATAAAGTTGTAGAGTCTTATCACACCAAATATTTGGGGCAATAATACCCATAATTAGACCCTTGCCTTGCTCAATAAATATCACGCCAGCACCAGCAAAGATGGTAGCTAATAGCCGATCCCAATGCGCTGGGTTATGCAATTCTCGCAATTCTGGAATATTGCTTTCCCGCTGGAATCCAGTCATCATTTCCACAATTTCTGTCTTGTCGAATTTTGTCGCCATTCTTATCATCATGCGCCTCCACCACCAGAATTATCCATTCCATTACCACCTTCAGGCACTTGGTAGGTATATTCACCAACTGTTGCCGTAGGTTTACTTTGACCGCCAGATGAAGGTGGTTTACCAAAATCAAAATACATCCCGGCAATAATGGCTACCCGATCCATGCTTGTGTCATTAGGATAAAAGGTTTGCCAGTTGGTTGTATTGGTTTTCATGCCTGCTACACGGTTTTGGAGAACCAAGCGCATGGAGGCACAAGACGCAACAGCCGTCGCAATCCGTGTTCTGAGTTGTTCGTTATAGTCCTCGTTGACGGCAAAGTTGTTAATGATGCCTTGATAACGCTTAAAAAATTGCAAAGAAGGGCTGGTGATGATTTGGTTATTGCTGTCTAAAAATCCTCGCCAAATCTCAACCGTGCTGCCTTTGATGTCTGAATCCAAAATCATGGCTATGTTGTTTGGGTCGATACCCGTCAGCATTAGCCGCATATCATATGAGGATGCTTTAATGTCTCGTTGGATTTCGCTAATACCTAGCAAACTACCCATACCTTGAAACGTAATTCCGCTAACGGTAATGGGTGCTGCTGCATTGCAAAATGTATATACTTCGTCAGACGTTGTTAGCCGGACAAATTCTGCGTGTCTTATAGATGGTTGCGACAATGCCGCCATTGTTGTGGACATATCTTATCCTCAGTTCGTAATGTTTTCACGAAACACAAACGGGCTATCCCATTGGACAAATGCGCCGTTAGTCATAGGGTTAAGTGTATACGTTGGGCAAGATTCTGCCACTACGCTAAATGTTACGTTTTTTCCCAGCGTCACCGTAGCACCAGATGTCGGTGTGCCAATTAGCGGACGATGGATATTTACCGTTGTCCCTGCGCTATCAGCCGTCACTTTATAAACGTAGCCGCCAACTTGTATAAAATCGCCAGCCTTGAACGTGCCGTTGCTGCTTAAGGTTAATACCTGTGTGTTCGCTGGTGGGGTTGTCGCCAAGGTTGCAGCCGTAGCCGTACCTTGCATTTTGGTGAACCATTCCAGATTTGGCGTGTTGAAAGTGATGCTTTCTGGCAACTGGCGGTCAGCATTATCAATCGCTTGTATGACGGCTCTTACTTGCGGGTAGTACAAATAGTTATGCGGTGTCACCGTAAATACCCAAGGTACGGCTGTCAAATACTGAGCAACACGCAACTGACCGGATCGGCTGACTTGTTGACCAATGGTACGTCTGTTATTTACAGACATACTGGTTTGTATCTCAAATATTGTCTGGAAACTCATGTTCTGCTCCGATTGTTGGAGATACTCTTGCTGGCAAACTGATTAGCCGACCAAATCGCTCGGCTGCTGCCGTATATCCGTTCTTCAAAACTCTTGGTATCTATGGCATCAATATAGTTATTAGTTATGTATGTTGCACCGCCGATAGAATCTTCCAATCTGTTATTGGGAATAACTGCGCCAGATCGTCCGGGAATAAACAATTCTGGACCACGCTCACCTACGATGGTTGGCGAATTAATCGTGCCTCCATTAGCAGCCATTGGAATAGAAGATATGCCAGAACTAAAATCAACGGGCAATGCGGTAGCTACTTCTGTTGTGCTTGTTCCAATACCGCCGCCAACAAACGAACTAATGCCAGATCGAATCATGCTAAACAATTGCATGGCTTGCATCTTCATTTCGATCTTAATTAACTCTTTAATGATGCTAACAGCAAAGTCTTTGAAAGCAAACTTTCCTGTTTCTACAAACGCATCTATCGCATTAGACATTGCGCCAGTTATGCTACTGAACATATCTGCTGCCATCGTCGCGTAATTGTATGCATCTTCTGCGTACTGTGCGAAAGCTGTATTCCAACCAAACTCAAACGTGCGTTGTGCCGAAATAGCCGCTTCCTCTTGGTTCAGCATCAATTTAGAATACTGGTATCCAAGTTCCTCTATCTTTTTAATCTGAGCATCATACTCAGCCAGCACTTGCTCGTTAGCACCTCGACCAGCAGCAGCTTCTTTTTGTTTTTGTATTTGCTCAATCTTTTTGCTGGTTTGATCTATAGCTTGGTTTACAGCCTCTTGTAATTTACGTTCATTCTCTGTCATAAACGCCATTTCATTTTTGACGTTTTGCATCAACAAAGTATGTTGTAATTCTCTTTCGTATTCATCAGAAAGTTTCTGAGCAATCAAAAGCATTTGACGCATCTTATCAGCTTCAGCGTCTTTACCAGCGGTTACTGTCCGTCCTATTGGTTTGTCACTTGGCTTTCCCGGTTTATCTGGATCATACGATTCTTCACCACGAAATATCCTAGCAAGTCGCAAACGCTCGTTATAAATGTCGTTTGTACGCTTAAGATATTCTTGTTGGGAAATTTCTTTTTTAATAAAAAAATCAATATCAGCGTTGATTTTATCTGTAATTAATCCAACTCCAGAAACGCCAGCAGCAATAAAATCAATAAACCCGCCGATTCGTTTAAATGCTGTTTCCATTAACCCTATGTTTTTGTCAAAAGCATCAAACAATCTATCTAAAGCTGGAACGATCTCTTTAGTAAAGGTCAAAGACAATTCTTTAGATTTGTTTTCTAGTTTTTCTGTAAGGTCAGCCGCCGCTTTGACGCCAGATTCGTATTTATCAAACTTTCCAGCACCAGCCTCGACCTCATCAGCAAACCGTGTCATGTCCACCGTTCGCATTGCTTTGCCAAACAAATCCATCTTTGCACCAGTACGGGTGGCGGCATCATCCATTTTGGAAATACCGTTTACCGCTTTCTGGAACAAGTCTTCTGTGGATAACTTTCTAAGATCGTCTAGGCTCACACCGACACGGGCAAACGCATCTTGCATCTGCTTACTGCCTTGTGCAGCCGTGTCAATGTTCTCTGAAAACTTGAGCAATGCTTTACCAGCATCGTCCATTTTGCCGCCAGCCAAGCGCATAGCATCGCCAAACTGCAATACCTTAGAAACGCTTACGTCTGTAGCGTCCGACAAGTCTGCAATCTGGTCAGCCATTGACATTGACTTATATGCCATCGCTGTGAAAGCAGCAGCCCCAGCAGCAGCCATTGCTGGAATCTTAGCGGCAAATTCTGATAAGGATTTTTTAGCGGAGGCAATACCTTGTTGAAAGGTAGCCGTTTCAAGACCAAGGGTTACGCCAAGACGGGCAATATTAGCCATTTACTTTACCTTTAATATATCTGGCGCACCCGGACTCATCATAGCGAACGCCAGCAGTTTTTGACTTGCTTGCTCTTTCTTTTCTTGTTCTGTCGCTGGTGGGTACAGGTAATCGTAAACCCTTGGTATCACATCCGATAGTTTATAAGGGCTAGTTCCTTTGGGCAATACTTTGTTGAATTGTCCAGCCGTTAATGTGCCTAGTATTTCAATAATGCCAAGATTGCCAATGACACCATCGTTAAACATAATGCACAAGTCGGTAAATGTTTCTTCGTCTAGTGTTTTCGGGTCAGTGCCGTGAGCAATAAGGTAAGCCTTTACTTGCCTGCGGACTGACCTAAGGATTTTCCCCTTGTATCTTTATACCCCGGCGAGACGACTTCGCTGATCTGCTCCATGATTTCGATTTGCACAGGCAACGGGAATAACTCGTCGATTTCCTTATAAGTAATCTGTTGCATATCAAAATTGTCTTGTTCCGGGACAAGCAGCTTGAACATTTCTGTCACACGCATCTCAAGCATGACTTTGTTTCTAGCTGATTGCTTTAGCGATCTGCCAGACAAAATCACATCGTCATCTGTAAATTCAATTTCTACGCCAGAATCTTTGGCTTCTTCTTTATTATCCAAAAACGGCTTGGCATATTCGTCAAAATACTTTTGTACCTTTTCTTCGTCAGGTTTAAGCAATCTGTCAGTAATTGCTTCTGATTCTACGGTCAACGGAATCTTTACTTTAAACGTATGCCCGTTATATTCAAATGACCGGATGCGTAGATTATCTTGCTTAAACTGTTGACCAAATGCGCTTGATAGTTTGTTCATGTATTAACCTTTTTTCATGTGTTTAGATTTGTATTTTCTCAATGCTGTTGCAATATTAACGCTAAGACTGTTTACTACGTTTTGTGCGTTGCTTTCTAAAGCTGGACGCATAAATGGTTGCGCTGGCATTTTAGCCGTACCAAACTCGTTAGCCACCGCACGTGCATCACTAGCAATACCGATCTGCATAAACTTGCTTTCAGTACGCATATTTTTGAATTTGGTTTTTGCTAATTTAGAAGCTGGTGCAGTCGTCACCAAACCAATAACTGTGTCATTTTCTGACACATATTTAGATCGTTTATCTTTCCGGTTTGGTTTTCTAACTTCAATTTGAAGCGAGGCTCTTAATGCTCCGGTATCTACAGGTGCAAGCTGTCTTGCCGAGTTTAATACCGGAATCATTGAAGTGCGGACGGCTTTATTTAATATGCGTTGAGAATCTTTTGGTCCAAGTTCATTAGCCATTTCATCAAAAAGATTCTGGAGTTCTTGCACTCCCTCAACGCCGATCTTAACGCTATACGCCATTTCCGTCACCCTTAATAATCTTCGAGTAAATCGAGTTATTGAGGCTGACTACATAATCCGCTATTTCCTCAGGAGTCATTTTGTCAGCGTGATGGGTCGCAATCTGATGACATAAATAAATGCCAGTGATGCGTTGCTGAGTATAACCAAACCAATTCTTTACTCCAGAATTGGCTTGGCTTAACAAATAACTGAGGAGGTCTTGGCTGTTTTGTATTGTAGTCATGTTTCCTTATTCCTTAGCCGTTTTCTTAGGCGGCACATAAGGGTACTGTTTTGCAAGCAAGGAAAGGGCAAAATGCTCACCCGTTCCATGCTCTGCGCTTTTTAGACGTTCCGCAACCTGTTGTGGGTCAACTGGCAACCCACGAACAACCACATCAAGTGATTGATAAGTTGTCAGAATTTCCCTGATTGCGTCATCTAGCTTCATGCGTTGTTGCTCCAGCCGTATTGGTTGCCACGAGGATGAATCGTGAAGATTGCCTTGGCTTCTGCTCCGGGTTGAGCATCGATCTGGAATTGACCAACACGACCATTAAATGCGTAATAAACGGTGTTTGTGCCATCCGTAGCACCAATGACAAACGTACGATCAATCGTACCATTGTATGCGTCATCACGAATCAAACCAAGCATCGTGTCGGCGGGATTCCACGGAGCGGTAACGGTCAAGCTGGTAGGTGCAGCTTGAGTCGGGATTTTGTCAGATTGACGACTTCCAGCGATAGAGTAGGAAGCGACAGCATCATCCATACCAAACGCAGGAACAGCCTCAACATTAACCAGATTGGCAGCAACAGCCAAAGGAGCAACGCTGGCAACGAGAGACAATTGAGCCGTAGTCAACGGGGTAGGGGATGCAGTCGGTTGAGCATACAGGGATGCGCTAAAACCGGGTAAAACTTTGTTAGGGAGTGCCATTTTTATTCCTCAGTAAGAATTAACAAAGTCTTATCATGTAGGTATATCAAATGTGCAATCCAGAATAATCTGTTGCAATCCGATCTCATTGTCATAAGTATTATAAAGCCAAGCAACGTCAGATTTAGAAACATAAAACTCATTCCCAATCTGACCGCTGTAACCGTGCATTGATTGTAATATGGTATTACTAATATTTAAAGCATCTTCAAACTTCTGGGCAAAGATGGATATTTGGAATATCGGACGATCAATTCCTTTATTGTTTTGATTTGTACCGGTATAAACCTCTTGGTGAATATTCCTCATGTGCCAAGTAATAAACTTTGGCTCAGTCGAAAAGTTCCTGTTGAAGTTCGCATACACCGGAACAGGAGTAACCACCCCAGACAAATGTGCCTGAAAACCTTTCGCATAGATAAGAGGATTTTGCTGGCTCATACTGGTGCTTGTGGGTCGTTACGGTAGCAAATGAAAGTAATTCTCATCCGGTCGTCGCTTTCAAAACAGTCTGTAATACGCCAATCCCGATTACGCCAAACAAAAGAATACTTGTCTTGATCGTCCACAATCTGCTTCATATTGGGCGTATATTGAAAGGTTAAATCCACCAAATCAGAATACACTCGATAGCGGTCAGAAATGCGAACACTATTACGAACATCTTTAACTGATGCTCTGGAAGTAAACCACGGAGTAATCGTCGTTGTCTGTTCACCATACGCATCTTTTCCATGTGTAAGGTTATTAATGACCACATTTTCATACCGTGCGATTGCCATCAAAGCACCAGTGGTTTATAAGGTCTAAGCAATTGCGACACGCCGAAAGGAATGTTAAATAACGGCTTTTCAGTCGTGTTGCTGCGATTGTTATATATATGAGTCAGAAGCATCAATCCGGCTTGTTTAATGACCGGATATTGGGCAATTGGATTTGCATTAGTGGTGTAAGTCACGACAATTGGATTCGTCATCTGCGTATTAACGTCAGACGGCAAACCCGAAACCATGATTTTGTTACCAGTCGGGTCGTACATATATTGCGTATCTGGCAACTCCACAAATACTGGTGGAGCGTCGCCATTCCAATAGCCTACGGTATTAATTGTGATACCACTTGACCCTTGAAACTCTTGCGACACTTCTGGCAAATCTAGGGCAATTTGCGTACCACCCAAGCCTTGCATCGTTCCATAGTAGACTTTGTAAGTGACAGGAAAGATTGCCAGACCAAGATAATCTTCAATCGCCATGCGTGTAGCCAGTTCGATACTTTCGAGGTAAACATCTTGGCTCTCATCCTGAAATAGGTTTAGCTGCTGCGTGATTTCGTCCAGCGTCAACCACGCAGTCGTAATATCCCGATCTACCTGTTCAATCTTTTGGTAATTGAACGGGTTACGGCTTGTGCCTAGATACGGCGAACCAGCTAGGGATTCCAAAGGCATAGCCTATCCTTTAAGCAACACCAACCAAACGAACACCAGCGAATACGTCACGGATTGAGGACAAAACACGCTTTTCGGCAAACAAATAAATAAAGCCGGGGGCGGTCTGCTCAAGACGCTCAAGACGCATAACTTCGTTGTCTACGATTGACAGGAACAGTTCCCAGCAAGCCAAATATACGGGGAATTTGCCGTCACCAGCTACGTCCATGTACGGGTTGGGGATAACCGGATGACCAAAAATGTATACAACTGCGCCGCCATCATCATCGCCAACCTCCAAGAAGTTATTAGCAGTGGTAGATGCTTTCAGTTTACGCAACGCATTAATGGTTGTCGGGTGCATCATCCAAGCGGTCTTAGGATGGTGCAGGTATTGCGGTGGCAAAGCAGCCATCAGGTTTGCCAAATCATCGTACACAACAGCCGTTGCGGAGGCTTGTTGCACTTGCAGCATCGTGTGAATGCCGTTAGTAATAGCCGAACCGTTAGTTCCAAAAGATGCCGCAGACGTAGAGCCAAGGTAGCTATTCAAGCCACGCAAACCGCTTTCCGCA